TAAGGCCCATTCGGCCCATGGGCGACCTCGGAGATGATCGTCACCCACTCCGGCCGCCACCGCACCAGCTGATCCCCCGCGTTCCAGATGAACGCGTTACCCGCCAGCGACACGTCCTGCTCCATGCGGGCCAGCAGCTCACCCGTCGTCCCACCCGGCCACGGCTCCTCCAAAACCCGCAGCCGAGGATCCCCAAACAGCGACTTGTCCGACATGCGTTTGAACTGCAGTTCAGCCTCAGCGAACAGCAACAGGCGCGTCAAAATAGCGGCGAACACCACCGCGTTCGCCCCATACACCTGCTGCGCCGCACCCACCAACGCCGGCAGAATCTTCTCCTGATCCGGGCTGCCATACGACGACGTGAAAATCGCCGCGCCGCTGGCCATCCCCTCCCAGTAACCAGCCCGCGATACCGACAGCCGGTCAAGCAACCTCACAGCGGCACCTTATGAATCCGCAAATACCGGCGCCGCTCAGCCGCCTTTCGCCGCCTATAGGTCAACGCGGGCAGCCAGTCAAGCCAGCAACTCACACCATCCCCGCAGACACGCTCCCACAGACGGCCAGATGCCTTCTCCGCCGCCCACCACATCTCAACCCGCCACCCCAGCCACCCACTCACGAGGCACGCGCCCGGTCGAACACCTCACCCAAACGCACCGGCACCTGACCCACCTGAACCGGCCCCACCGCCTCGCCACGGCCGTCATCACGCAGCAAAGCCCACACACCCACACACAGCGAATCGAAGACCACCGCAACACCCAGCGCCCACCGCCCGATCAGCCACCCACCAGCCGCCACACCCACCAGCGACACCACCAGCAGCGCGATCGACAGACGCACAGCAAAGTCACCCGGCCTTACGTCGCCAGTCAGTGAAGGCGATCACATTCGAACTAGCCGCAGCACGGCTTGGTGACGGCGCGCCCGGCGGCGGCGGCGTAATCCCCCGCGATTTCAACACCGCCCGCGCTTTCTTTGCGAGCTCGCGGGCATCATGCCGTGGATCGCCATACCGCGGCCAAAACGCGGCTGCAACTGGATCAAACTGCAACTGTTGCAGATAGATCTCGTCCCACTTTTGGGCTAGGGCTTCGCAGAGCCGCTCAAGCTGGATCAGATCACGGTCTTTCATGCCGCGTCCCGGCGCCGGGCGTTCGCGGCCTTGATGATCGACTGCAGAACCGCCAGTTCAGGACTACGTGCCTCCAAGAGCATCGTGATCCACAACAGCAGTTCATCCGCTGGCCGGAACCACTCCGTACCCGAGATCCTGTACGCGGCCCACATCTTCTGATGACGACGCTCCTCGAAGCCGCCGCCGCGGAACTTCAGCAGGTAGATCAGCTTCAGTTCACCACCGCGCCGACTGAAATCGCACGTCCGGCCGATCTTGATGTCATGCCCATCGGTGGCGTAATAGACCCACCACTCAGGCGGTTCGGGCAAGCCTGGAAACAGCGAAATCGTCGTCATTGAGGGCTCCTATCTGTCACACGACCCACGCGCCGGGCGCGGCGAGTTCTTCCCAACGCCTAAAACCCCAGCAGGCGAGCGTCGCCGCCACCAACGGCGCCTGATCCACCGTCACGCGCCGCTCCCACGCCTGCGCACCCGCCAACGGCCGCTGCTGCCCCGCGCGGACCGCCGACGTCAACGGCGCCTGCTCAAGGTGGACGAGCTGGTGGTCGTTCACCAGATCCAGGAACTCGCCGTGCGCGACCGTCACATCAGCGGGCCCAGGCTGCGACACGGCCACACCCGCCTCCGCCAACGGGCCCAGCAGGGTCGCAGCCTGAGACCTTGGGTCAACCACCACACACACCGGATCATGATCAATCACAAGCTTAGAAATCCGCACCACCACCGACCGCGGATGCTCATACCACACCAGGTCAACCACCAGGCGGCCACCACCCACCTCACGGCCAGCCGCCACCACCGCCGCACGGTCACGCCGCTCCGAAATCTCACACGCCAACCCGACCGCGTTCACAGCAACGCCCGCCGGTCAGCACACGCCGACCACGCATCCTGGCCGAGCACCGCCCAGCCCGGCTTCGCCACCTCCGGCCACTGGCAGCCATACGCCCTGCGGAACTCAGCCAGATCCATCAGGTTCAGGTCCGCCCGCACCGTCTCCTCGCTGACCGTCAGGCCCAGCGCCGGCATCCGCCGCCACCACGTCGCCGGATCCGCCGGATCCTCATCATCAGCGAACGAATAACCCACATAGCAGCCGACGTCCGTCAGGCCCATCTCCGCCCGTGCGCGGCCATCCTCCACCTTCCCGCGGAAGTAGGACGAGCGCTCGGTCCCCGCCGCCGACACGATCCACAGCTGCGCGTCGCGGGTCATCATCGCCGGGCGCATCGACTGCTCGAGGTGGTCATCCTCCTGCGCCCACGCCTCGTCGATCACGCCCAGGTCCAGCACGTCGCCGTGGCCCGAGGTCTGCGTGTTGCTGACCAGGCCCAGCATGGAACCGTTCTTGAACACCAGCGCCTCGGATCCGGAGCCGCGGCGGATACCGATCAGCGGCGCCAGCTTGCTGCGCTCGATCCGCGGCCACCACACGTCGAGCAGCCGGTGGCGGGCGTCCAGCCGCGTCTGCGCCGTATAGGAGATCTGGGTACCCGGGCGGCGCAGGCCGCGGGCCACCATCATCGACAGCAGATCCACTGACTTGCCCTGCTGCCGCATCACCTCGACCACGACCTGGCGGTAGACGAACCGGCCGTCCTCGCCGAGTTCGGTCGCCACTGCGTTCAGATCGTCCTGCCAGGGCATCAAACCGGGACCTAGCGGAGTCCCGAAGCCGAGCAGCACGGCGGTCTTGCCGATCGCCGGTGCCAGGCTCTTGCGGCCCGGCGTGACCGGCGTCGCCCACCTAGGCGCCGCCGAGTTCCGCGAACAGTTCTTCAAGCTCTGCATCCTGGCTTCCTGCGCTCCGGCCGCCCATCAGCGCCTGCAGCGTCATCCGCAGTTCGCGGGCCAGCAATGCGTTGCCCGGTTCGGCCTTGTATGCCTGCGCGAGCGCCGCCGCGAGCCAGCGGAGCTTGCCGGCGTCATCGGCGGGGACCTCCTGCTCTTGCGGGTCGATCCTGACCTCGGGACAGCGTTTGCACAGCGAATGGTCGCCAGCCTTGTGCGCGCGGGCCCTCCGTGTCCGCAACGCCGCTGAATCGGCGATGGTCACCCTCCGTTACTGAACCGGCAATGTCACGTTGCGCAATCTTGCCGAATGTAGGTTTTCGGCTGCGGGGTCGTCTGACGGACCATCCACGCGACAGGCGATCCGCTGACCTGCGGAAACGCAGAAATGTCCGGGATTGTGACCATGGTGGAGGGCCGACACCCACGGAGGGTAGATCAGTGGATGGTCACGGTCAGTAACCGCTGGCCCTCCGTGCTCGCCAGAAGGTCACCATCTACGCGCGGAACGCCACACGCCGGGACCTCCCACCCGGCGCAGTATGTTGCCGCGCGCTGCGCCCTCGGCGCGGTTGTGGCGGCGGCACGCCAGGCCAGGCAGATAGCCGCCGTTGACGTGATCATGCGGGAGGTCGAGATAGGCGGCTGGCAGGTGGAGGGGTTCGCCGCCGATCGCGCACAGGTCACCCGGCCGGTACATAGCCACCCGCTGGCGGCGGAGCTGCTGGTGCTGGGTGCCGTAGCCGCGTTGCGCGGTGGTGCCTTTGCGTGCCCACCGCTGGTAGTCGCGGAGGGTGGGCATTAGGCGGGTCCTCCGGTTAGGACTCGCCGCAGGTGGAACCGCAGCAGCCAGTACGCAGGACCGTGTGTCCAGCGGCCGAGGACGGTGCATGTCCAGCAGCGCATTAGGCGGGTCCTCCGTAGATGGTGAAGGCCCCGGGACATAGTCCTGGGACCTTGACCAGCCTGATCTTACATGCAGGTCAGGACGTCGTGTCAAGGATGGTAAGGCGGCGTGTTGGGGGCGGCGTTTGTCCCAGCTCTGGCGGGCGTCCTCGAGCCGGTAGCGGCGTGGGCGGGTGCGGGTTCGGTGCCAGTGGTCGCGGTGGGCCCAGACGTAGACGAGGGTGGTGGTGATGCCGAGCAGGTGGGCGATGTCGGGGGCGGTGGCGTATCCGTTGCCGTCGGCCATGACATGCCAGCATGCCGATCGTTAGCGGCGGCTGGTGGTTGGTGCTGGCTGGTGGGCGTGTCGTGGTTCAGGCGCAGGATCCGAAGGCGATCAGGGCGAGGCAGAAGACGAGCATCGCCACGAGGCCTGCGTAGTCCCACAAGTCGGGCTGGCGTGGTTTGGGTGGGAGGGTGTGG